ACAATTTAAATTGATACGTAGACGCGTATAGTCGACGGCCTAAAGACTATGTATCTTAATTAGGAGGATAAAATTATGGCAAATACTACATTTAGCGGTCCGGTTAGATCATTACACGGATTCGAAATGGCAACTAAAAACGCTACAACAGGAGCTGTAACAACTAGAATGAGTTCAGGTATGCCTGACTTAACTGGTTTAGTTTTAGCAGACACAGCAACAGGTGCTAATATAACTATCGCAGATGGTATCATAGCAGTTGTTAACTACACTGGAGCAGCAGCTTGTGCGGTAGCACTACCTGCAGCAACTTCAGGAGCAATTGCTGTTTATGTTCAATCTAAAGACACAGCAGGTGGAACAGCAACATTAACTTTTAATGCAGCTGGAACTGATGTTTGGGCTACTGGTTCTTTAATAGAATCAAGAAACACAAATGAAGTTACTTTTGATACTTCAGCAGCAGGTGAAACATCTTTAGTTTTTACACCAGCTGATGCAGCAACTAACTGTTTTACAACTGGAAGTAAAATTGCTTTCATGTGTTTCGAAGATGGAACATGGCACATTGCAAGTGAAATGACTGGCGCAGCAGCAGCTGTTACTGGTGCATTTGCATTTGGAGCGTAATAATTAATTTAGTGTGGGCTTCGGCCCACACAAATTTTAAGGAGAAAAAATTATGGGAACAAGTATAGTAAGTCCTAAAAGTAAAACATTAGTCCCTGTTACAACATCAGCGGATGATGATTCTATTGCGGCTTCACAAACACCAGGTGGAGCAGGTAATTTAACTTTAGCTGGAACAGCATCTAGTTTTGCTGACGCAGGAGTAGGATTATTTGTTACGATAACTGGAGATGGCGGAACTAATTTAACTGGAGTTAATTTTACAATTACTGGAACAAATGCTTTAGGTATAAGTGTTTCAGAAGTTCGTGCAGGACCTAATGGAGCAGCAACAGTAACGACTACATTAAAATTTAATACTGTAACTCAAATAGCTGTAAGTGGTGGAACTACTACAGCAGTTAGAGCAGGAAATGCAGCAGGATCAGCAGGATCTGAACAAAGTGTATTTGCAGGTAGAACTCGATTAAGAGAATTATTTGGTACAACTGCAGCTACAGCTGACACAGTCACTACATTTTTTAATGGTGGTGAATCACAAGGTAATCAATTATTTGCTGTAAAAAATCCTGTGGCAGCTCAAACTTTAATTAATCCAGCTTCAGCACATGGAGGAATACTGGCTAATGAAGGTTTATCTGTAAATCTACCAACTAACAGTTTCGTAAGTTTAACAGTATATTTTGACGGGTAGGTAGCAATGGCTAATACTACTTCACAGGCCTACGGTTTTGATCAGGACCTGTCAATTGATGAAATTATTGCAGACGCATATGAGCGTTTAGGTTTAGTAGGTACAGCCGGTTATCAAATTAAAACTGCTAGAAGATCTTTAAACATTCTTTTTCAAGAATGGGGTAATAGAGGAATTCATTTTTGGGAAGTAGGAAATACAAATGTTAATTTAGTTGTAGGTTCATCAACTAATATTGATGCTACTGCTGAAGGTTCTGGCGTATATACTTTTTATAGAAATGCAAGTGATGTGCCTGCAGGTAATGAACCACCACAAGCTACGACTGTGCCAGATGCAAATGTTTTTGGTATCTCTGATATTTTAAATGTAACTTTTAGACAAAACTATAATACAACAAATCAATCAGATATTGGTTTAACAAAAGTTGCACGAGATGCGTATTCTGCAACTGCAAATAAAGTATCTCTTGGAACACCATCACAGTTTTGGGTACAAAGATTTATTGATAAAGTTACAATAACACTTTATCCATTACCAAATGCAACAGCTGCATCTAACTTTATAAACGTTTATTATGTTAGAAGAATTCAAGATGCAGGAGCTTATACTAATGCAAGTGATACACCTTTTAGATTTGTACCTTGTATGGTTTCAGGACTTGCATATTATTTATCTATGAAGTTTGCACCACAAAGAACACAAGAAATGAAATTGCTATATGAAGACGAATTAGCAAGAGCACTATCGGAGGATGGATCAGCGGCGAGTACGTTTATTACACCGAAAACTTATTATCCAAATGTATAATGGCAAGATTTGCAAAAGGAAGTAGAGCATTAGCAATATCAGATAGATCAGGTGCGGCCTTTCCATATAGAGAAATGGTACAAGAATGGACAGGAGCTTGGGTGCATATTTCTGAGTTTGAACCAAAACAACCACAATTACAACCACATCCAATAGGAGCTGATCCACAAGGTCTACAACATGCTAGACCTGCAAGAGTTGAGTTTCCAGTACAAGATATTTTACCAGAAAATCCATTTACAACAACAGCTGGATCTCCAACACTAAGTGTTTCGTATCCATCAAATCAAATAAATGAAGGAACAACACATGTTAGATTTAAAGCGGTTAAATCAACAGTAGGTGGTGTTGCTATTGCAACTTTAGAATTATCAGCAGAACTAAATGGTGCAATTAATGATACTGTTGATACGATTGTTTTAGATGATGCTACTGCTTTTCCAACATCAGGATTTATAGTTATTGAAAAAATAAATGCTACAAGTGGTGCGTTTGAAAATGAAACTGTTAGATATGCAGGTAAAGCTGGAAATAATTTAACAGGTTGTACACGTGGAACAGCAGCACCTTTTAGAGGAATAACACCATCAAATACAACAGCTGGATCTCATGCAAATGGAGCAAAAGTATTTGGTTCTTATTTAGCGACAGCAATTGCAACAACAGAAGTTACAGGAGCTCAACCTGCTACAAGAACTTTATTTAATTCTATAACAATTCCACTAGTATCAAATGCTGCTAGTTCAGAAACAGGAGGCGGTTTTCAGTGTACAATTGGACCCGTTAATGATAGAGCTTAATTATGGCTGGATATACTTACGCAAATTTAACAACAGATATTAGAAACTATACTGAGGTAGATGCTAATGTTTTTACTGCTGCTATTATTAATAGATTTATAGAAAATGCAGAACATAGAATTAATTTAGATATTCCTATGGATTCTGATAGATTTCAAGACCAAGCACAATTTGCTACAGATTTTAATACAATTACAATGCCTACTAAATTATTATTTGTAAGAGGTATTCAGGTATTTGATTCAACAACTGCTACTACAGGTGAAGGAGTATGGTTGCAAAGACGTGATCAAACTTTTATATCTGAATATATTGGAGAATTAACAGGCACTGAAGGAAGTCAAACAGGTCAAGATGTGACTGGTCTTCCTAAATATTATTCTATGTTTGGTGGTGCTACAACGGGAACTAGTTCTGCTACATCAGGTGCTATATATGTGGCTCCTACACCAGATCAAAATTATCAATATATTATTCATTATAATGCTATGCCAACAGGTTTAGAAACAAATACTAGTGGAACATATGTTAGTAACTACTTTCCACAAGGACTACTTTATGCTTGTTTATGTGAAGCTTATGCATTTTTAAAAGGTCCAACAGACATGTTGACACTATATGAAAATAGATATAAAACTGAACTACAAAAGTTTGCAGCAATGCAAGTTGGAAGAAGAAGACGAGACGATTACACGGATGGAACAATAAGAATACCAATCGAGTCACCGCCTCAATAATAGGAGATTTTTATGGCAATAGTATCGGCAATATGCAATAGTTTTAAACAAGAACTTTTAGTAGAAGGTCACAATTTTACTAATGGAACAGACGCATTCAAATTAGCTTTATTTACAGAAGACGCAACTTTAAGTAAATCAACAACAGCTTACACTGCACCTGCAGATGGTACAGCAGATCCTACAAACACTAAAGAAGTTAGTTCAACTTCAACTGGATATACAACAGGTGGAAATGCTTTAACAAGTACAACTCCAGTTTTATCTGGTGACACTGCTTGTTGTAAATTTGCTGACACAAGTTTTACTTCTGCTTCTTTTACAGCAAGAGGATGTTTAATTTATAATTCAACTAATTCTAACAAAGCAGTTTGTGCAATTAATTTTGGTGCAAACAAAACTGTTACGAGTGGAACTTTTACAATTCAATTTCCAGCACAGACAGCAGGAAACGCAATCATTCAGATAGCATAGGAGTAAAAAATGGCTGACGTTACATTTACAGTAACGGGTCTTTCTTCTACTTCAAATTTAGGAGACCTGACTTATTCAGGAACTTCTGAAGGATGGGGACGTTTTTCATGGGGTCGTGCTGATTGGGGTGATACTAATCTTATTGAACAAGGTTGGGGTCGTGAAGTTTGGGGTTATCAATCTTGGGGTGACACACCTATTATTTCACTTACTGGTTTATCTGCAACAACGAGTATTGGAAGCGTAGATACAGAAATAAGACCGGGTTGGGGTACACTTACTTGGGGTCAAAATGGTTGGGGATCAATTGAAAGTGCAACGGAATCATTAACTGGATTTAGTTTAACATCAAGTTTAGGCACAGTTGTTGCAGAAGATGTTGTTGGATTATCTGGTTTTAGTTTAACCAGTACTTTAAATTCTTTATCAGCAGTTTTCACTGACGCTACTATTACTCTTACTGGTCAGTCTTTAATATCTTCTCATGGTTTATTATCTGTTGATGATCACTCAGTAGGTTTACAAGGTCAATCGGCAACCTCTTCGGTTGGATCGTTAATACCAGCTGATGTAATAGGAGTAACAGGTCTCTCTGCTACTACAGATTTAGGAACTTTATCTTTTAGTTCAAACCCTATAGTAAATATAAGCGCTCTAACTGTGTTAGCAGCTCAACTAGGAGGTATAACAGCCACTCCTGAAACTATAGCCACTCCTGCTGGTCAAAGCAGTACTACAAGTTTAGGGACAGTCACAACAGTTCAAGTATCTAATGCCTTTCCAGAAGGTCAAATAGCCACGACAGGTTTAAATGATAGTAAATTAATATTAAGATACTATGGAAAAGTTTCACCAAAAAACAGCACTGGCTATACTGACAAAACGCCTAAAACATCTGTCAGTGGATATTCAATTAAGACTCCTAAAAACACAACAGGATATACAACTTTAACACCATAATTATGTTTGACTTAAAACTAAATAACCAATATAAATGACAACAATTAGGAGAAATTAACAATGGCTTCAACATATTCACCTCTTGGTATAGAATTAATGGCTACAGGCGAAAACGCCGGTACATGGGGAACAAAAACTAATACAAATTTACAACTTTTTGAACAACTTACTGGTGGATATTCTGCTAAATCAATTGCAGGTGGAACACAAACTACAGCTTTAACAATTGTTGATGGTAATACAACTGGAACAGGTCAATTTAGAATGATTGAGTTTACAGGTACAATTACAGGAAATCAAATTGTTACAATTCCAAACGACGTAGAAACTTTTTACATGTTGAGAAATACAACATCTGGAGCAAACACAGTTCAATTTAAATATGCTACTGGTAGTGGATCTTCTGTTACTTTTTCTGCTACAGACAAAGGTGATAAATTAGTATTTGCTACAGCAAATGATGGCACTAATCCAGATATTAAAGATTTATCAATTGGTTTATCCACTCCGGCAGGAACTACAGGACAAGTTCAGATTAATAATTCTGGTGCTTTTGGCGCAGTTGCTGAAGGAAGTTCAGGACAAATATTAACATCAAATGGCTCAGGAGCAGCTCCTACCTTTCAAGCAAACGCTGGAATTGGGATAGGAAAAGCTATTGCAATGGCAATCGTATTCGGTTAAAAGGAAAAAGGAGATTAAAAAATGGCAAACCCAAATATAGTAAATGTATCAAATATCTTAGGTGGAAACCTTGGTTTTAATTTATCTAACACTTTAACTGCAACTCTATTAACAGTTGATGCAGACAAATTATTAAAAATTAATAGAATTACAGTTGCAAACGTAGATGGAACAAATGCAGCGGACGTAGATTTATTTATAGATGGTTTAACAACTGCTGGAGCAACCGGTATAACTCCAACAGGTGCTGATACAACAGTTTATTTAGCAAAAACAGTTTCAGTCCCAGCGGACGCAACCCTAGTGCTTTCAGATACACCAATATATTTAATGGAAGGTGACATTCTTAAAGGTGGAGCTAGTGCTTCAGGTGACCTAGATTTATTTATTTCATATGAAGTATTAGACGACGCATAGGAGGTTTAAATTATGGCGCAGAATGGCGGAATAATTGGACCAATAAATGAAACGTCTAATGGTGGAAATAAAATTACATCTAAAACATCCACAGGTCCTCTTACTACACAACCAGGAACAAGAATTGTTGACACTTTAGTTGTCGGCGGTGGTGGAGGCGGCGGTCTTAGTGGACCAGGCGCAGGTAGAGGTGGTGGTGGCGGTGGTGGAGCTGGAGGTTTTAGAACAGCATCTTCTATACCGGTCACTGGTAATACATCTTATACATTAACTGTAGGAGCTGGTGGATCATCAAATGCTTCAGGAAGTGATTCAACAGCTGCTTTCCCAGCAAACCCAATAACATCAACAGGTGGCGGTAAAGGTGCAGATGATGGAACTAGTAATGCTGCAACAGGAGGTTCAGGAGGTGGAGCAGGTGGAGAAGGTGGCGGAGCATTAGCTGCTGGTAACACACCTCCAACAACTCCTCCACAAGGAAATTCTGGAGGAGATGAAGGACCTACGAATGGTAGTGCAGGTGGCGGAGGCGGTGCTTCAGCTGTAGGTGCTCAAGGTGGTTCAGGTAGTCCTGGTGGACCAGGATCAACAGGTGGAGCTGGAGGAGCAGGTGCCCCAAGTACAATAACAGGATCTGATACTACATTCGCTGGCGGTGGCGGCGGTGGTGGTAGATCAAATGGTGGAGCTGGAGGCGCTGGCGGAGCAGGTGGTGGAGGAGCTGGAGGTCCAGGTAGTAATGCAGCAGGAGCCGCAGGATGTGCTAACACAGGTGGTGGAGGTGGTGGTGCTACTGGTGGTGGGAGTTCAACAGCTGGCGGAGCAGGTGGTGGAGGTATAGTTATCGTAAAAGAATTAAATAAAGCATCGGGAGTTTGGTCGATGCAAGAACAAATGGATTTAGTAGATCAAGAAGAATGGCCTAAAAGAATAGTAACAACAGAATACATGGTCGTTGCTGGTGGCGGTGGCGGTGGTGGCCGTAGAGGTGGTGGTGGAGGTGCAGGAGGTTATCGTGCATCAGGATATGGACCAAGTCCATTACAGGGATCATCATTAAGTTTAGGTTTAGGAACACACGCAGTAGTAGTTGGAGCAGGTGGTGCTGGTGGACCATCAGGTTGTAATTCTGGAGCTGCTGGATCAGTTTCAAGTTTTTCAACAATCACATCTGCAGGTGGTGGTTTAGGTCAAGGAACAGCATCTCCAAGAGCGGGTGGTTCAGGTGGTTCAGGTGGTGGAGCAAAAGGTGGTGGTAGTGAACCAACAGCAGTAGGAGGAGCAGGTAATACCCCTCCTGTAAGTCCAGCACAAGGTAATCCAGGTGGTAATTCTGGTGGACCAGGTAATTGTGGTGCTGGAGGTGGTGGTGGAGCTACTGAAGCAGGACAAAATCAACAATCACCTCATAAAGGTGGTAGAGGTGGTGCAGGAGCACCAAATGCAATTACAGGAGAAGACATATCATATGCTGGCGGAGCTGGCGGTGGTGGATGTAATCCTCAACCAGGATGTAATTCAGGAGCAGGTTCTCCATGTGGAACAGGGGGACACTCAGCAAGAGGTAGCGGATCACCTTCAGTCGCAGGAACAACTAATCGTGGTGGCGGTGGTGGTGGAGGTAATGAAAGTTTACAAGTTGGAGCAGCAGGTGGTTCAGGTATCGTTGTTGCAAGAGCAAATGCAGGCCAAGGAGTTACATTAGCAACTACTCCAGGTGGTTCAATTTCTTACGAATCAAATCCAGTAAGTGGTTTTGATCAAATTGCAACTTTTACATCATCAGGATGTTTAACAATAACTGATGGAGATCCAACTGTCTCTTCTCATACTTTTGATTACTTAGTTATCGCTGGTGGTGGCGGTGGTGGTACAGGTGGTGGATCTGGTGGTGGAGGTGGAGCTGGAGGTATGCAATCATCTTTCCCAGGAGGAACAAAAATAACTTTATTTACAGGAGCTACAAATGTTACAGTTGGTGCTGGTGGAGCACAAGGAGAACCTGGTTCTAATTCAAGAGTCAAAAATATAACATCAATAGGTGGTGGTGAAGGAACTAATGGTAATAATCCAGGAGTTGCTGGAACCCCAGGAGGATCTGGTGGAGGTGGTGGACAACCAGGAGGTGGACCTGGAGGATCTGGAACACCTGGTCAAGGAAATCCAGGAGGAACATCTAGTAATGGTCCTGCCGCTTCAGCTGGAGGTGGTGGTAAAGGTTCAGCAGGAACTAATGCCCCTCATCCAAGTCCTAATACTGGTAAAGCTGGTGGTGCAGGTGCAGCTAATTCTATTACAGGATCTCCAGTAACTTATGCTGGAGGAGGTGGTGGAGCAGGAAACTGCGGCCCAGGACCTGGTGGATCTGGTGGAGGTGGACCTGGTGGAGCATTTAGTAACGGAACAGCTGGAACTGCAAATCTTGGAGGCGGTGGTGGAGGTCAAAATAATGCACCTGCCGGTGGAGCAGGAGGATCTGGTGTTATAATTTTAAGAGCACCTGGACCATTAGGACCATCTATAACTGTAGGACCAGGAAGTAATTCAAAAACAACATTACCAGCACCTGCAGGTGGCTGTACAGTTGCAACATTTACCGTATCTGGAACGTTGACAATTAGTTAAGATTAAAATATAAATATAACTTTTAAGGAGTAATAAAATGGCACATTTCGCAGAATTAAAAACAAAAGTAGATCCTACTGGATTTACGTCAGATACTCATCAAGTAGTTGAAAGAGTAGTAGTTGTAGGAAATGACTGTGTTCCTTCAGATATGCATCAAGATGGAGAAACATGGTGTATTAATTTTTTTAAAGGTGGAATTTGGAAACAAACTTCTTACAATCATAATTTTAGAAAACAATACGCAGGAATTGGAATGGTATATGATCCTGTAAAAGATAAATTTTTAAATTCACAACCTTATGCTTCATGGTCATTAGATTCAAATGATGATTGGCAAGCTCCTATAACTTATCCAACAGTTACAGAAGAAGGTGATGTTAGATATATAATTTCTTGGAACGAAGAAAAATATAACGCTGACAACACAAAAGGTTGGGAAGCAACTAAATCAAACGACGAATCGGAAACACCTACCAAATACGATTGGAATGGCACAGCTTGGGTGTCCGAATAGGAGGACACTTAAATGCCTAGAGGCGGCGGTACAGTAAACGGCGGAGTAATTGGAAAAACGAATAGAACTTCGTTTGGAAAATGCACTGTTCATGACACAACTTCTACAGGTTCAACAACAATTACAATACAACCAGGAACTAGAGTTGTATCTAGTTTAATTATAGCTGGTGGTGGTGGAGGTGGTGGTTGTTTTCATGGTGGTGGTGGAGGTGCTGGTGGTTATTTATGTACAGAATTTAATGTTGCTACACCTTTTGCGGTAACAGTTGGAGGTGGTGGAGCAGGAGCTTCTCCAGGAGCAACAGCGAGAGGAACATCAGGAACTAATTCAACTATTTTATGTAGTGTAGCCATAGGTGGTGGTGGCGGAGGAACAGCTAGATCAGGTGTTCAACCTGGAGCTGATGGTGGATCAGGAGGTGGTGGAGCTGGTTGCGGACCTAATCCAGGAGGATCTGGAACTGCATGTCAAGGTAATGATGGCGGAACAGGTATTGCTGCTGGACCTAACTACGGAGCTGGTGGTGGTGGTGGAGCAGGAGCTGTAGGATCAAATGGAACTTCAACTGCTGGAGGAAATGGTGGCGCTGGATCAAGTGCATCTCCATTATCAAGTTGTACCTTTGCAGGTGGAGGTGGTGGATCATCTCATAGTCCTGGTGGATCAGCTGGATCAGGTGGACCTGGAGGTGGTGGAGCAGGAGCTAATGTAGGTGGCAATGGAACAGCAGGAACAGCAAACACTGGTGGTGGAGGTGGAGGTGCTGAAAGAAGTCCAGCTGGTACTGGTGGAGCAGGTGGTTCAGGTAGAATTATTTTAAAAGAATTAAATAAAGCAAGTGGTGTGTGGTCAATGCAAAGTCAATTTAGTGCAGTGGGTCAAGGAACATGGCCAAGATTTGTTCCAACTGTTTCAGGTATAGAATATTTAGTAGTTGCTGGTGGTGCATCTGGTGGTTGTAATGCAGCTGGAGGTGGTGGTGCTGGAGGTCTATTAACTAATTTTGGTGGAGCTGCAATTGACGTAGAAGTAGGTGATCATACAATAACTGTAGGTGCTGGTGGTGCTTCGATATCAGATGGTTGTAAAGGTGCTAATGGTACTAATTCAGTATTTGGATCACTTATAACTGCTACTGGTGGTGGTGGTGGTGGAAAATTTGGTTCATGTGGAGTTATTGGTGGATCAGGTGGTGGAGGTGGTCATAAAACTGGTGGTGGAGCTGGTGGAATAGGTGCAGCTGGTATTTGTGGTCAAGGAAATGCCGGTGCTGATGGAACATGTTCACAAAGTGGTGGTGGCGGAGGAGCTGGTGCAGCCGGTTCTGGTAAAAATGGTGGAAATGGTTTAGCAAATTCTATTTTAGGGCCCTCTACAACTTACGCTGGTGGTGGAGGTGGTAGTGCTTGTAGTGGTGGTGGTGGAAGCGGAGGCTCCGGTGGTGGTGGAAATGGAGGTGATGACCCTAGCGGTGGTGTTCAACCTGGTACAGCTAATACAGGTGGTGGTGGAGGTGGATCAAGAGATCCGGGTGACACTAGTTCTGGTGCTGGTGGAAGTGGAATAGTTATAGTTAGAGGTCCAAGTGCTAGAACATTCGCAGTATCACCAGGAGCAAATTCAACATCAACTCACCCTGGTGGAGACAAATTAGCTACATTCACAGTTTCAGGAACATTGACAGTTTCATAATAGATGCTATATTAAGTTCATAAAGATATATGAATTTAACTAATTATTACTGGTATTTTCAATCAGTTGTACCCTCTCGTATTTGTGATAACATTGTAAAATATGGTCAACAACTTCAAGATCAAATGGCTAGAACTGGTGGCTATGATAATGTTAAAAAATTAAATAAAAAACAAATAAAAGATTTAAAAACAAAAAGAGATTCTAATATTGTTTGGATGAACGATAGATGGATATACAAAGAAATACAACCATATGTGCATCGAGCAAATGCAAGTGCAGGTTGGAATTTTCAATGGGATTTTAGTGAGTCTTGTCAGTTTACAAAATATAGAAAGGGTCAATACTATGATTGGCATTGTGATAGTTGGGACAAACCTTATGCTAATGAAGGTCCTACACAAGGTAAAATAAGAAAACTATCTGTTACAGTTACTTTATCTGATCCAAAAGATTATAAAGGTGGTGAGTTAGAATTTGATTTTAGAAATTTAGATCCTAATAAAAAAAGAAATGTTATGAAATGTAAAGAGATATTGCCTAAAGGATCTTTAGTTGTGTTTCCTTCATTTGTATGGCATAGAGTATGTCCAGTTAAAAGTGGAGAAAGAAACAGTCTAGTAATATGGAATTTAGGATGGCCATTTAAATAAAGGAGAAATATGAAAAAGAAAAAAGCTAAAGCTAAAAAACAAAAAATAAAAAAAGAAGTTGTAAGTTATCCTAAACAATTAAAATTAGAAGAATTTTTTAAATGTCCTGTATGGTTTGCAGATGAACCTAAATTTGTAGATAGTTTAAATAAAGCATCAGATCCATATATTGAAATAGCTAAAAAAACACTAAAACCTGAGATAGATAAACGTAATAAAAAATTTGGTGATAAAGGAGACATGGGTCATGTATTTCATTCTACATCATTAATAGGTGATCCAAATTTTAAACAATTACAAGATTACATAGGTGCAACAGCACATAACTTATTAAATGAAATGGGTTTTGATTTATCTCAATATCAAGTATTTACTACAGAAATGTGGGTACAAGAATTTGCAAAAAAAGGTGGAGGACACCATACTTTGCATACACATTGGAATGGTCACATATCTGGTTTTTATTTTTTAAAAGCAGATGAAAGCACATCTTTACCTTTATTTGAAGATCCAAGACCAGGTAATGTTATGAATTTATTACCAGAAAAAGATAAAACAAAAGTAACATATGCTTCATCCGCAATAAATTATAAAGTTGAACCAGGTAGAATGATATTTTTTCCATCATATTTACCTCATCAGTACATTGTAGATATGGGTTATAATCCATTTAGATTTATACATTGGAACTGCCAAGCAATACCAAAAGGAGTATTAAATGTCGTTTAAACATAATAAGTATACAGTATTAAAAAAAGCTATCTCACCAGAACTAGCAGAGTTTGTTTACAAATATTTTTTAAATAAAAGAAATGCAGCGAGATTTTTGTTTGATCAAAAATATATATCACCATTTACAGAGTACTTTGGCATATGGAATGATGACCAAGTACCAAATACTTATTCACATTATAGTGATATTGCAATGGAAACTTTATTAACTGAAGTAAAACCAGTAATGGAAAAACACACTGGACTTAAATTAAGTCCTACATATTCCTATGCAAGGATATATAAAAAAGGTGATGTGTTAGCTAGACATAAAGATAGATATTCATGTGAAATATCTACAACATTAAATTTAGGTGGTGACCCATGGCCTATTTATCTTGATCCAACAGGTAAAGAAAAACAAGCTGGCGTTAAAGTAGATCTTAAACCAGGAGATATGTTAA